TAGCAGCCATTAATGTACCGTTGCTTCTCTTAACTCTATTTCAGCTAATAATAAATCATGTAAGTCCATTAAAAATTGAGAGCTTATTTGATCTATATCTCCTCCATTAAAAAGATAGCTTCCCATAACGACAACACTTTCTTCTAAAGTATTTTCTAATGTTACAACTGGTAGAGTGGGAGATGGCATTTTAATGTTTCCAAAGTTATTTGATTTAATTTTAAATTAGTTCTTTTTAATATTCTTTTTAGTTTTTGTTTAATCCAACGAGGATGGAATACTGCTATTTCTGTTCCTCTATTATCTCTAGAGTAATAAGAAAATGCAGGAGCTAACTCCATTACATTAGATAAAGTAACTTCTTCTTTTTGATCTTCAGGAACTAAAGTCCTAATCCAATCAATTAATATAAGTTGAGCTTGAAATTCTAATGCTTTAGTTTTCTGGCGATTCATAGATTATCTCTTCAACATTAGGTAAGGCTTCTACAGTAGTAAGATACGTGGGACCATTAGCATACTTAAATATTCTCAATCCTTTCCCTTCATTAGAATCTTTATGACAGTCAAATTTATATTTACAATAAACACAACCTTTAGGAAGTTTCATGTTGCCTTTTTTTCCTTCAGGGATAGGCTGATAACAAAAGTCAGGCTGTTCATCTAATCCTAATACTTTTTTAAGTGTTTTAATTTTAGTTTTAACATTAGGTTTTTCTAAATCGTCAGGTTGATAAAAACATAGCTCTCCTGATTCTTTATTGATAACTAAAAAACCTCCGTGATTTGTTTTCTCTGCTGTTTCATAGGCATGAAGCTGACCTAGATATCCAAAGCTATCATCTTCAGATAAGTTTCCATTTTTAAATTTATTAAATGCAAACCTAGAAGCAGTTTTTACGTCTACTACTTCTCCGTTTATCTTGCAATCCATGTGCCCTAATATATCTAGTAGTTTAACTTCTTTCTGTTCATCAGTTACAACATGATCTGTCATTCTAACTAGCATCAATACTATTTCTTCTAAAATATGCCCATAAAGAAACTTTATCTGTGTTGCTGCATCAATACTATTTTCACTTTGATCTCTTTTCTCATACCAAAGTTGCCTAGCAGGTCTGCCTACATTGGACATTCTCAATCTAAAAGAAGATTTTTCTCCAACTTCAGGGTTTGCCCAAGACAATATAGATTCTTTTATTCTACTAAGAGTAAGATCTAAATCTTTTTCTTTAATAGGTAAAGGAACACCCTTAGAAAGATCCTCTAAAGGTGCATAAATATCATCTATGAGATCTTTTAAAAGAGGCACATTTGTTTCCTTTCAGGAGGACTAGCAGAATGTTTTACAAAATGTAACTTTCTAGTTTTAGAATTAAAGTGAAGATATTGTACGCCCAGTTCTTTCTGAGCTTCTGTTCTAGAACAAAGCCTTGAATCTTTATAAGACTTTACATCTATCAATTTAATTTCACCATCTGGACCTATAGCTACTAAGTCTATAGGACCAGTGCATCCACAGTTTTTAAATACATAATAACCTTTATCCCATAGGTAAGTAATAGCATAGTGTTCTGCTAAATCTCCCTTAACATTAGAGTTCATAGGTCTTAAAGGATTTTCTATAATAGGTTCTAGCTCATCTTGACTCTGTTCAGAAATAGATTTAGTGAGTTTCAGCCCAATTTGTTCCAACATTATATTCTCCATCTAAAGGACAATCTAAATTTAAAGGTGCTGTAGCGGATCTTAATGCTTTAACACCCAATTCACCTACAAAAGAAGCTTGATCTTCTCTAACTTCTAACTGCCATTCATCATGCACATTAGCTACAAACCTAGCATCTAATCCGCGTGATAAGATATCATTATTAAAAATAGTAAGTGCTTGTTTCATAATAATAGCACCTGCTCCCTGTAATAATGTATTTAGTGCTGCGTGTTCAAAACGTATCTTTAGTTTTCTACCATCCAATCCCTTCACATAACCTTTCTTTGCCTCTCTTGCAACTCTATCTTTAAGAGCTTTAAATGATGGGAGATTATCAGAGAAGCGTTCTCTAAGTTCTTTACCTGATTTTCTACCTCTTCCGACCACAGTTCCAAGCTTTTCATCTCCTGCTCCGTAAATGAGGGCATAGATAAAAGTTTTTGCTTGATTTCTAGATTCAAGTCTAGCAAGATTTTGATTGGTGGTGTGAATGTCTCCATTAATAATTTCATCAACATACCCTCTATCATTCATGTAATGTGCCAAACATCTAAGTTCTAATTGAGAAGCATCTATACCTACAAGCTTATATCCTTTAGGAACTATCCAACAAGACCTACACTCTTTACCATAAGGAGAATAAGTCCCAGGAATCTGTGCCATATTAGGGTAGCTATGTGTCATTCTACCTGTTACTGCCCCATTAGAATTAACATAGCCATGAACTCTATCATCATGATCCTCTACTAATTTAATCCAAGAGTTTATTTGTGCTACTCTTTTTTGAAGAGTTAAGAAACTAGCTATCTTCTTTGCTTCAGGAATATCTTTAATATTTAAAAGAGTAGGTTCATCTACTATAGGTTGTCCTGTATTAGTGAACTTTTTAGGTTTCCAACCAACAGACATGAGATAGTCTCCTATTTGTTTGCGTGAACCTAAGTTAAAACTTTTCTTAAACTCTCTTCTTACTTCTTTGTTTTGTATCATAATTTGATGTTCTTCTTCTGTGAGTCTGGCACCCTCACCATTTAAATCTTTAGCTAAACGAGATACAGATCCATCTTTTGTAAAGCTAGGACGTAATATTCTATACGTAGTCTTGGGCTTAAATGTATCTTGAACATCCTTAGTTACAGCAACAAGTTTATCATTCAGTTCTGCTGATAACATGGTAGCTGCTTTAACATCTAAAAGAAAACCATCTTCTCTTTGTTGATTTATTATTGCGGCTACGTCATGTTCAAGCTTAACTGATTGGCGCGAAAAGCCTTTACTTTCTTTTTTCAAGGCTTCATACACCCTTCTATTTAATTTAACATCGCGTATACAGTATTCTAACATTTCAGGACAATAATTATCCCAAGCATCCTCGCTATGTTTGTAATCTCCTTTAATATAATTAAGGCGGTAGCCCCAACTTTCCAGACCATGACCACCCTCTCTAGTGGGATTAAATAATCTAGATAAAACTAAAGTATCTACAATAGGTATATCTCCTAGTATAGGAGTTGTACTAAAAGGATCATAGTTATTCCAGAGTCTATTTATAACTGGAATATCATAACCAATAATATTGTGTCCTATTAGCTTGGAAGCTTTAGATAGGAAAAGTATTCCTTCTTTAATGTGATCAATATCGTACTTGTATATTTGTAAAGTATCTACATCTATGGCAACAATACAAAATATTTGGTTGGGATTTAGTCCATCTGCTTCTATATCAAATACTAAATTCATAGTAGTAACTCTTCTTCCTGATGATCTAATTCTTTAAGTCTGCCAGTTTCAGAACAATAATATAGTCTAGTAGCTATACCTACATCTCCTGTATACCTAGATTTTAAAACTCTAATCTTAGTAGTAGATGCTTCTAAAGGATCATCTGCCTGTTGATTTCTTTCAAGAGAGATCACACAGTCTGATAACTGAGCAATACTTTGACTACCTCTGAGGTGACTAAGCCCTGTCTCAATACCATTCTCATGACCTCTGTTACCGTCAACTCTGCGTAAATGAGATACTAATATCATACCGCAGCCTGTCTCCTCTACTAAACTTCTAAGGCGGTGCATGATACCATCAATAGCTTTGCGTTCATCAGATTCTAGTGTAGATAAGACTAGCATGTGTAAGTGATCTAATATAATCCATTTACAATCTAAACCTACAATCAAATACTTTAACTTATTAAAGATATCATCTAAGTTATTAACGCCATGATTAGCATAGATCCAAACTCTATCTTCGTTCTCCTTCATAAATACCTTTTCAAATATATCTTCTAGTTGTTTATCAGTGTAGTTTTGTTTAACGCTATCAAGATGTAACTTTGCATTTGCCTCAATAGACATAACACCTTCAGCGGTTCTAGTCCAACTCTCCTCTAAAGCAACTATTCCTACATTGTCATCTGTATGATTTATAAGCCAGTGTTCTAACTCTCTAGTAACACTAGACTTTCCTAGTCCTGTGCCTCCAGTGAGCGTAACTAACTCCCTTAATCTCATACCTTCTAATTTAAAATTAAGACCCTTCCAAGGGTAAGGAATGGAAGGTACTCTATTTTTTCTATGGTCAGTATAGTCCTGTAGTTTTTCCGATATATTAATTACACCTTCAGGCTTATATACTTTAGCGTCCCACCAACTCTTCATAAATGCCGCAGTTCTACCTTGGCGTAAACAATCATTGGCATCTTTAATATCAACGGGTAGTTGTACTATCTTTACTTTTCCTGGACTAAGTATTTTAGCTACTTCTTTAGTGGCTAATTTACCTGCCTTATCATTATCAAAACAAAGAACTATAGTTTTATAAGACTCTAAAAACTCAAGACTATTCTTAATACAACTAACAGCAGTAGACGCTGATTTAATAGATACAGAAGCCCACTTACTGCCCATCATTTCATAGGCAGCCATAGCGTCGCATTCACCTTCAGTTATGGTTATGGTGTGTCCGTTATCACTACTAAATAGATTTTCTCCGAATAAACCAGTACCTTTGGAATTACCTTTCCAACTAAAAAGTTTATTTGGTCCTCTGACTTTTGTGGCTGATAACTCATG